GAATAATATTAAGAAAGAAAATAATATAATTATGAATAAAATTCCTCAAGAAGATTCTCGTACAGACCGTATCGTGAAGAAATGGGCAAAAGTTTTGGACTATGCTAGTGACTCTGTTCCTGCTATCCGTAACGAACATGTCTATCGTTCAACTGCTGTGTTGTTAGAGAACCAAGAGAAATGGTGTATCGAAGAAGCAAACGGTGCCTCTAGTGGTGGTATCTTCGGCAGCATGGCTGTCGCAAGTTCTCCGCAACAAATGGCAAACACCGATGGCTATGCCGCTGGTGACTCCCGTCTGCCCAAGATTCTTATTCCGATGATTAGACGTACTTTTCCAGAATTAATCTCCAATGAAATCTGCGGTGTCCAGCCGATGGGTGGTCCGGTGGGTCTTGCTTTCGCTTTGCGTTATCAATATCAATCAACCTTCCTGAATACACAGGACAATGTAGGATCTATCGCTGCGGGTGCTGGCAACAGCTATCGCGGTGGTACTTTTACAGGTAACGCAGGTGTGACTTCTAATACGTTGTCCTCAGAAATGGGATATCAACTATTAGACACTCGGTTCACCGGAACTTCCTCAAATACCTTAACGGGTCATGCTGAGTGGAGCTTCGCTGCACAAGATACGGGTGTGGCACAATTACTGGCAGACTATGAAGCGACAGGTTTGATTCCTCAAATCGAAATGAAGTTTGAAAAGACTTCTATCGAAGCAGGGACTCGCAGACTTGCCACCAAATGGTCCATTGAATTAGAACAAGACATCAAAAATATGCAAGGTATCGACATCGACTCCGAGCTGACGAATGCCATGTCTTATGAGATTCAGGCCGAAATTGACCGCGAAGTTGTCATGAGAATGATTCAATCTGCGTTTAACGCAGGTTATGGTGCTGGTATCTCCATCTGGAGTCCGGTAAGTGCTGATGGTCGTTGGACTGCTGAACGTAATTTAACATTCTATCAACGTCTTATCATCGAGGCGGGCCGTATGGCCGCTCGTAACCGCAGAGGTGCCGCTAACTTCGTTATCTGTACTCCCCGGGTTTGCTCCATCCTCGAAATGTTGCCCGATTTCAAAGTCTTTGAAATCAATGGTACTGTTTCCACCGCTGGAGTTGGTATTGCGAAAGTTGGAACTGTTGGATCTCGCTTCACCGTTTATCGTGACACAAGAACTGAAGTTCAGAATTCGAATTATGGAGCAAATGCGGCAGGGAATAACTTCTACTCCGCTGGTATAGGTGCAACCGCCAATGGCGTAACTGTCCCATATACTTCTCCAGTTGAATACTGTCTGATGGGATATAAAGGTTCTGAATATTATGACACAGGTATTATCTACTGCCCGTATATTCCGATCATGGTTCAAAGAGCTATCGATCCGGTGAACTTTACGCCTCGCGTTGGTCTGATGACCCGTTATGGCATTGTCACCAATATCTTCGGAGCAAATCTGTATTATCACATTGTTGTAGTCAAGGGACTTGGTACTGCCTTTACACCGGGATCGGTGAGTACGTACCTGTAAAGCGCTAACAATCAATAAGCTAGAAACCGGAGGTGCCGAAGACCCTCCGGTTTCATTTTATCCTAAAATAAGTCATTGCTATTTTAGGAGTATATGGTTAAATACTATTATGACTGAAAAGGAAATAAAGCTGAAAATTGGAAATGTGGTCCATAACCATTACCACGGAACATACAATCATTTTAAAAAAGCGTTGGCAATCAGAACTATTGGGCAAGAAGCATATACTTACATATGTAATAAAATACACCCAGACTTACATTATTCTCATTCACTAATGATGCACTGCTTCATGAATGATATCATACTCCCTCCAAAATGTATATGTGGAACCAACACAAAGTTTAACACCACTACTAGAAAATTCCAAAAGTATTGTAGTAATAAATGTAGATTTGATAACTTTAGCGATAGTTTGGTTCAGCGTAAAAAAACAAACCTTGTAAAATATGGGCGTACTAACGTTTTAGCCAGCAACTATGGTAAAAACAAATCCAAGAATACCATGTTGGATAAGTATGGAGTGGATAATTATACTAAGACTAGTGAGTATAAACAACAAGCTCTAGGAAAAAAACATTCCTTAGAAGGTCTGATAAATATTAAACAGGGCCAGCTTAAAAAGTCTTTCAACCAATTGGGTAAAAAATACCCTCATTGTTCTCCTCTTTTCAAACTAGAAGAATATACCGGCGTTAAAGGGTATATTCGATATAATTGGAAATGTAATACCTGTGGAAGTCCTTTCTCTTCTAGTTGTGACAACGGTAGCTTTCCTATATGTTCATTTTGTGAACCTAAAGGGTCTGCTCATGAAAGGCTATGTAAAGATTTTTTAGACGAGTTACAAGTATCTTACAGATTTAGGGCCAAAGTACTTCCAAATAACAAAGAACTTGATATTTATGTAGAGAATAAAAACTTTGGGATAGAACTATGCGGCTTGTATTACCACTCTACCGCTAAGAACAATTACCCAAAAGAATATCATTCTCTCAAAACTTCCGAGTGTGATAACCTCGGTATAAAACTATTCACAGTTTTCGACGATGAGATGTTCGACCCCAATAAACGAAAAATTGTTTTAAATAAAATAAAACATAACCTAGGTTTAACCGCCCGAAAAATACCTGCCCGAAAATGTAAAATCGTAGATCTATCTCCCCCCGTATGTAATAGATTCTTAGAAAAGTATCACATTCAAGGTAGTATAGGATCAACTTATAAATACGGTTTAACATATAAAAACCGTTTAGTCGCGGTCATGACGTTCAATAAAGGTCGAACCGCAACGGGACATAAAGCACAGCCCGATATATGGGAGCTAGGCAGATATTGTACAGTGTTCAACTTTTCAATAATTGGAGGAGCTAGCAAGTTATTATCACATTTTATAAAACACGTCAATCCAAAGCAAATATACTCATACGCTGATAGACGATGGAGCGGAGGAAACTTATACGAAAAGCTGGGGTTTACGTTTATTAAAAACACTTCTCCGAATTATTGGTATACGAAAACGTTTAAAACCAGAGAACATAGGATAAAGTTCCAAAAACATAAACTTACACCCCTCTCCTCTTATAACCCTTCTTTAACTGAAGAAGAGATAATGAAAAGAGAGAAGTATTTTAGAATATGGGACTGCGGGAGCAAGCTGTATACGTGGACCAAACCAAGTTTTTCGCCCACTTTAACTAAATAATAACATGGCAACTTATACGTTTACGACTTCCCTACTATCAGCGGAAAAAACTGGGTATCCGAATCTCGTCGGGACTACTCTTACTTCCAACGGGGTAACAATTCTTACACTTTCTACTAATGATGTTGGAGTAGCCTTCAATCCGGTTTCTCCTCTAAGTGCGTTTACTGCTTCCCAAATAACCGCGTTTGCTACCCCATCTCTTTCTGCGGCGGCTTTAACGGCGGTAGGCTTGTTATCAAGTGGACCTCTATCCTCCTTGCCTGCGCTGACCGCATCCAAGATAAACGTACTAGGTTCTACTTTCCTAGTGAATACTGCATATGCTGGGAAAACATTCGCAGTTATTAAAACCCCATTAGTTGGTAGAGTAGTTGCTCCGTTTGTGCATCTATCATTTGCTCAACTATCTGGAGTCAATAGCTTGTCTACTACCTCACTCACAGTAAGCTCCGTGTCCGCTACTACTACGGATGCTCAAACTTCAGAAACCATTAGAAAGCATCTTCTAGGTTACTATTAATAATCCTTGTTTACACCCGAAAAACCTGCTATAGCAATATGGCGGGTTTTTCGTTTATACCCTTAAATACTATAGATGTTTGTACGCGGATCTGGAACTGGGCAAGAGTATAAAAGGATGGACTCCACCCTCTTCAGAGGGATAGTAGTCAAGAATGATGATCCGCTTAGACTTAACAGGGTCAAGGTATACATTCCAGAGATTACCAACCAACCGTACGACGGATGGTTTGAAGCGTACGACGCCATCAATGTCAAAGCGCCCGGAGTCAACAATGAGACCGACAACTGGACAGACGTTAAGATATTCGAGGAAATCGCCAAACTAATTCCATGGGCGGAAATATCCTATCCGGTAATGGGAGAATCCGGGTGTTATAGGTACTATAACAAGAAAAACGGGGAGATATCAACCATATCCGATTGCAATTATGAAGACGGGTTTCAGATAAACGACATGGAACCAGTCTCCTTGGCGCTTGGTTCCTTTTGTCCCGCGTATATATACGAAAACGTAGAAACCGCAGTCGGGGACGCTTTCTCCAATCCGGTAGATAATCTATCGGTTAAGTGTAACCCGTACGCGTACTCTTATAGACCGTCTAAACACGTCAACAAGTCCAAAGGGATGTTCGGGGTTCCTGAAGTAGGGGCGAAAGTTTGGGTATACCATTACGACGGAGATATGAACTTCCCCATCGTCACGGGTATATATCATGATTATAGGGAGCTTACCCTGATCAACGATACCGACAACCCGGAATTAGTGGGACCGGAATATCCGTCCAACTTTGAGAATTGAATAATCCTTTTGGGGTCTTAAATAGGTATAATGGCCATTATTTATAGAAACCGCTTTGTCCTAAACCAACGTGGGGGTAGCCTCGACATTGATAATACAACTGACAAAGAGAAGATTAAAATATCCCAACGGAGTGGTAGTAATATATCACTCACAAACATGGTCAATTCCGAGCTGGCGACCAACAACAAACAAGTCAATGTGGTCAACGATTCCTTCGAAACTGTAGGAAAAGACAAGACGATTTTAGTAACGAAAAATCACACTCTCAGAACGGGAGAGAATAGTTATGCTTTAAAAGGGTTTAAGGATAGTACCCAGTTGGAAGCATTCCAACAATGGAAGGACGTCTACACGTATGTTGCCAATAAAGCCGCACAATTTAAAATAAAGCGTGGAGGTAGAGGATACCCGAATTGTATCTATGAAACACCTAAGATTGGAAGCGCAGCTAAGAACCCCGTAATAGGAAGTCCCACGGTCACAGTTG